GGAAGAAATGAAGAAGTTTTGGAACTGGATTCATGATGACAGCGGAGGCAGGGTTCTTCGCCTTGAGGGGCCGATCGACAACGAGAGCTTCTGGGGCGATGAAATCACGCCTGCCATGTTCCGCGAGGATCTGGAGGCCGAGGACGGCGATGTGACGGTCTGGATCAACTCTCCGGGCGGGAACGTCTTTGCTGCGGCTGAGATCTATACGATGCTGAAGGATTACGCCGGAGCGGTCACCGTCCGGATTGCCAGCCTTGCAGCGTCGGCAGCATCCGTCATTGCGATGGCAGGCGATAAAGTACAGATGTCTCCTACGGCACTTCTCATGATTCACGACCCGTCCACCATTGCGATGGGCAACGCGAAAGATATGGAGAAGGCCATCGAGACACTGAACGAGGTAAAGGAGTCCATTATCAACGCCTATACTGCCAAGACTGGCCTGCGCCATAACAAGGTGGCGGAGCTCATGGAGAGCGAGACCTGGATGAACGCAAAGAAGGCGCTGGACCTTGGATTCTGTGATGAGATTCTGTATGAGGGCAAAAACACGGAGCCCTCGCAGGAGCCGGACCACGATGAGCCGGTGCTGGAGGCGCAGCTTTATTCCACAAGGCAGATGGGGCTGGCCATCCTGAACCGTCTGCGCGTCAGCGATCCTGCGGCAGAAAAACCGCCTGATGAAAAGCCGCCTGCGCCCGTGATCGGGATGGACGGAACAACCGAGGATGGGGCCGTGCCCTATCAGATACTCATGAAGCAGCTGGAGTTCCTCAGATGAGGGGTCCAGCTTTTTTCATGCAACCAGACATCATTTTATGGAGGAATTCGTAATGAGCAAGATTATCGAACTGCGCAATAAGCGCAACACCCTCTGGGAGCAGACCAAGGCTTTTCTGGAGGAACACCGTGACAGCAATGGCCTCGTCGAGGCGTCCGCTGTCGAGCAGTACAACAAAATGGCCGCTGACGTAAAGGCGCTGGGTGAAGAGATCAAGCGTCTGGAGGATCAGATGGAGATGGACGCCAAGCTGTCCGCTGCCACTTCCGCGCCGGTGCATGCCGATCCCAAGGCGGGTCAGCGCAAGGGCAATGTCCGTCCGACCGCCACGAACGAGTATAATGACGCCTTCTGGAATATGATGCGCGGCATGAACACGATGGAAGTGCGTGACGCGCTTTCTGTCGGTGTGGACCAGAACGGCGGCTTTACCGTTCCGGACGAATTTGAACGCCAGCTCATTCAGGCGCTGGAGGAAAACAACATCTTCCGCAGCCTGGCCAAGACCATCCACACCAATTCCGGCACCCGCACGATCCCGATCGCCACGGACTCCGGCTCCGCGTCCTGGATCGAGGAGGGCGCTGCCATTCAGGAATCCGACATGAGCTTCTCTCAGGAGACGCTGTCCGCCTATAAGCTCGGCTGCATGATCAAGGTCAGCAACGAGCTCCTGAACGACTCCGCTTTCGACATCGCGGCCCACATCGCACAGCGCTTTGGCGTGCGTTTCGGCAACGCGGAAGAGGATGCTTTCATCAACGGCACCGGCCCGTCCGCCAATCCGCAGACCACGCCGTCCCAGCCGACCGGCATCCTGACCAGCCTCACCCCCAGCGCGGGCAATACCACGGCAAACGCCCAGACCGTCCATTTCGACAACATCTATAAGCTGTATTACAGCCTGAAATCTCCGTACCGCAGGAAGGCTGCTTTCCTGTGCAACGAGACCCTGCTCCTGCAGCTGATGCTGATCAAGGACAAGAACGACAACTACATCTGGAAGCCGGGTCTGGAGGTCGGCAAGCCCGATACCATTCTGGGCCGCCCGATCTACACCAGCGGCTATATGCCCGCTATCACCGGCAACGCTACGCAGGATAAGAACAAGAAGGTGCTTCTGTTCGGTGACTTCAGCTACTACTGGATCGCCGACCGTCAGAATCGCACCCTCAAGCGTCTGAACGAACTGTATGCTGTGACGGATCAGGTGGGCTTTATCGGAACCCAGCGTGTTGACGGCAAGCTGATCCTGCCCGAGGCTATGCAGGTCATGGCCCTTGGCTCCGGCGCTGCCTCTTCCGGTTCCTGATGATCGGGGGTGAAAGATCATGGCACTGATTTCGCTTGAGGAAGCCAAAACGTACCTCCGGGTGGATTCTGCGGATGAGGATGCCATGATCAGCACCCTTATTCTTTCAGCCGGAGTGCTGGCAAAGGACGTCGGCAGGCTGCCCGATGAAAAATGGGACACCGTCAATGCAGAGCCCACGAACGATGACGGCGCGGAGCTTATTTCACTCCGCGCCATCTTCCGTGTTGCTGTGCTGTATGCGCTGGGGTATCTCTTTGAACACCGGGAGGAAGCCGATCATCACGATCTCACCCTGACATTGCGGAGCCTGCTGTTTTCCGTCCGGGAGGGCATCCTATGATCGAGAAAATGAACGAGAGGATCACCATCCAGCAGAACTCCGTCATCGTCGATAAGTACGGGAATCATAAAAACGGCTGGACGGACTATTTCTCCTGCGCTGCATACGCTTCGACCTATCAGTATGACCGGGAGAAGGAAAGCGTGATCACCGAGGCTGAACAGACGGTTATCTTTGAGGTCCGGTACTGTTCCGAACTGAAAAGCCTCGACAGCACGCATTTCCGCATCCGGTTCCGGGATGGCCTTTATAACATCCAGTCCGTGGACATGATGAATTATCAGCGGAAAAGCATCCGCATCCGCTGCCAGAAGGAGGTGCGGTAATGAGCCGCCGTGTTTCCGTCGACGAACTGGCCGATGTCATCAACGAAGGCCTGCAGGAATACGCCAGCCTGACTTCCGAGAAGGTGAAGTCGGCGGTGCGGAAGTCTGCGAAAACCGTAAAGGAGCAGATCAATTCCTCCGCGCCGGTCCTGACCGGGCGCTACGCAAAAAGCTGGAAGGCCAAGACCACGGCTGAGAGCAGCAACATGCTGCAGCAGACCGTTTACAGTCCCAACCGGTATATGCTGGCGCATCTGTTGGAAAAGGGTCATGCCAAGCGCGGCGGCGGACGGGTCCGGGCCATCCCGCACATCGCGCCTGCGGAAGAAGCGGGCATTGAGATGTTGGAGAGCCTGATCGAGAAAGCTGTACGAGGTGACTGATGATGACACACAGCGATGTAATGCAGGCGCTGGAGGAGCTTTCGCTCCCGATCGCCTACGACCATTTTGCGGAGGGTGAGTCGCCGGACCCACCCTTTATCTGTTTCCTGTATCCGAAGAACATCCCGTTCGGCGCGGACAATACGGTGTACTACCAGCTGCACGAATTGGATATCGAACTGTATACGGACACGAAGAATCCTCCGCTGGAGCAGCGGGTGGAACGGCTCCTTTCGGAGCATGAGATGTTCTTCCAGAAATCCGAGGTCTGGATTGAGGAAGAAAAGCTATACGAAGTCCTCTATGAGGTAACGCTCGACCTGCAGTATGAGGACGATGAAACAGGCTCCGATGAGCCGGAAAATGAGGAGGATTAAACATCATGAGCAAGAAGACCAATAAAATCCGCTTTGGCCTGAAGAACTGCTATTACGCCAAGGCCACCTTCGACGAGGATGGCAACGTCACCTATGATACCCCCAAGCGTCTGCCCGGCGCGGTCAGTCTCTCCCTTGACCCGGAAGGCGAAAGTGAGAATTTCTACGCCGATGACATCGTGTATGTAGTTCTCAACAACAACGCGGGCTACGAGGGCGATCTGGAACTGGCCCTGATCCCGGAGGAATTCCTCAAGGATATCCTGCATGAGGAAGAAGATGCCAACGGCGTCCTGCTGGAAAATGCCAACAGCACCTTTGAGCGTTTCGCTCTGCTGTTCGAGTTCACCGGCGACCAGAATGCGATCCGCCATGTGTTCTACTGTTGCAGCGCGTCCCGGCCCTCTCAGGAAGGCGACACCAAAGAGGACGAAAAGGAAGTCAAGACCGAGGAACTGTCCATCATCGCCTCCGCGCTGACGAACGGCTATGTCAAGGCCAAGTCCAGCACCAACACCAGCAAGGCTGTGTACGACGCCTGGTATGACGCGGTATATATGCCGCCTGCTGATTCCGGCGAGGAAGATGAAGACCTCAGCGGTGACCAGAACAACGGCTGATAGTAAGCAGCGGCGGGGATGAAATACTCCCCGCCGATCTTCATGATGAGGAGGAAAATGATCATGGCAGTTACAAAGAATATCGAGATCGACGGCAAACCGGTCGAGTTCAAAGCATCGGCTGCGATCCCGCGTATTTATAGAAACAAATTCGGTCGGGACGTATACAAGGACCTGATGACCCTGAACGACGCCATCAAGGATCAGGATGAGGAAGCATCCACCCTGGACGGCTTTTCTCTGGAAATGTTCGAGGACCTGGCGTTTGTGATGTACGCGGCTGCGCATCCGGACGAGAAATATGCTGGGCCGGATGAATGGCTGGATCAGTACAACACGTTCAGCATTTATCAGATTCTCCCGGAACTGATCGACCTATGGGGCATGAACATTAAGACCACGGTTCCCGCAAGAAAAAACTGAGAAAGACGGAGCGGCCTATGACGACCGCTCTGTTCATGCTGCGCTGCGTCCAGTTGGGGCTGGATATCGCCGATCTCGATTTACTGACCATTGGGCTGGTGAATGACATGTTCAATGAGAGCAGCCGGGACAAGATCGAATGGCGCGAGGAAGCAAATCAGGCTGACATGGACCGCCTGTGACGGGAGGAAATATGCAAATCAAATGTGACCGATGCGGCGCTGTGGCGGAGGCCGTCACTCCGGAGACGCAACAGGATGGCGATATCGAATATACTTTTTTCCGCTGTCCGGATTGCGGCACGGTTTATCCGGTCTGCGCGACAGATTCCGCGCTCCGGGCTGACATCGCGGAATACAGCCGGATGCGGAACCTGATCCGGGTGCAGCCGGTGAAGGAAGCATTCATC